GACGGCTACCGGGTAGCCCGTTGCCATGTGTAGCGTGGCCGCCGTGGCATAGCCCTCGGCCACCAGCAGGATCCACTGCGGGCTTCCACCGATCAGGTGGAAGTGGCCCTTCTTGATCATCCCGGCCGGCCAGTACTCCTTCGCTGGCTTGCGCCCTGCCGCAGCCAGCTTGGCGCTGCGCAGCACCTGCAGGCCGTGCACCTGGCCATTGACGTCCAGCAGTGGGACAAGCGCCGCGCCGGTCGTGCCATAGCGCAGGCCGAAGCCCTGCACGCCCTTGCTGA